TTTGCAATATGCAAGCGAGCAAGGCTGGGGCATTGATCAGCTTGTGCGCGGTGATGCGAATCAGCCTGGTCTGCGGGACATTCTGGTGGATGAGAACTATGCGCGGACTGTGGCGCGGGCTGAACTTGGCAGCGCTCAGAATGCAGCGACGGCTGGGCGTTATCGCAATGCTGGCGTTGAGAAGGTTGAGATTCTGGATGGTGGTGCGGCGGATAGTGCGCCCGCTTGCAATTTGGCGAATGGTCAGATCTGGACGCTGGCGTTGTTCGAGCAGAATGTTTTGCAGCACCCGAATTGTTCACGTGCAGCTGCGCCATATTTTGGTGATGATGAGCCGGTGACGAGCTGGGCTTATGGTTTTGGAGAGAGAGGTTAGTGATGAATAGTAATGTGAAAAATCTTCAGCATGTGGCGCAGCCGCCTTTGAGCATTGAGCGAGAACTGGCAGGTGGGCGTGAATTTATCTTGATCGAAGGGGTGCGGTATGACGCTGATTATTTTCGGACGTTCTCGCATCCGGAGACAGATGTGCTGTATGCAGTGCGAAGCCATAACGACACGGTTGTATTGACGATCATCCACAATACGGATGAGGCGCAACAATTTTTTGAAGAGATGGGCGGAACCGCCCAGGAGGATGAATCTGATGGACTATAAGACTTTGCCGTTTTTCTTGAAGGAACTGGATAAGAAGAACCGGACGGTGACTGGCATTTTTGCTGTGCATGGAAATGTGGACAGCGGGTTCGATATGTCTGTGAACGGGTCGTTCGCGAAGCGTTTGAGTGATGGGCGCTCGCGCGTGCGGTTCCTTTGGAATCACAACAGCATGAACCCACCGATCGCGAGCATTAAAGAGGTGCGCGAGGTAGGGCGGGATGAGCTGCCAGAGAAGGTGCTCGAATGGGCACCGGAGGCAACTGGCGGCGTGATGGTGACGCGCAAGTATTACCAGGATATTCCGCCATGCCAGTGGCACGAACTTTGGTGATGCCCTTATAGATTGCATCCGGCACCGGGTCCGCACCCTTCGCCTGGCTCTGCGAAACCGCAGTGTGGAAGCCGTTCAAATTCGGCGCATTGTTATCGCCGGTCAACAGCTGCACTTCTTCGGTCAGATCAAGGAAGGTCATCAAGCGGTTATTGATCAAGCTCTCAGCCTGCCCAACATCTTCAAGCTGGATCTCGGTCACAGGCAGGAAGGTCGCGATCTCGCGTACAGCCTGGCTGCGCTCAGTGTAGACCAGCGCACTTTCACCAGCCGATCCGCCTTCAGAGCGGGTCGCAGCGGCATTGGTGCTGGTGGTCTCTTCCATGTACACAACTGCAGCCTGATCGGTCGGGCTTTGCGGAATGATGTCAGCCACCATCGGGCGGCGATGGGCATATTCAACGACCTTGCCAGTGCGAATGCTCTGCGGAGCAAAGCCAGCGCCGGTTTCCATGAGGGTCTTCACCTCAAGAAAATCGAATTCATTGAGCTTCACTTCCAAGCCCTTGATCCCGCGGCGTTCCTTGTATTCCTGGCTTTCCACGAACAACTGCCCAAGGCTCTTCACCTGGCGCGGTTCCTGGCGTCCGCCATCTTGAGCCTTGCCGCCCATCGGCAGCGAAGTCGCAGGGCGGTTGCTTTCGCGAATGGCAGCCTGATTCTTCTTGAACATCTCATCAGCATCGCGTGCAGCTTCGAGTTCAATATGAATGGCATCCAGTTCGCGGTTCTTCTGGCGCACATCTTCGAGTTCTTTAATGGTGAGGTCGTAACGCGCTTCACCATCAACACTGGTCGCCTTGCCTTCATAGATCTTAGCGATCTCATCACGCTTGGCATTAACCTGTTCTTGTAATTCTTTTACGCTCTTCATGATCTTGCTCCTCTATAGGTCAAATTGAATTTTTCGAACTTTGCCAGTTCGCTAATCACGTCCGCCTCATTAGCCTTCGGCGCAGTCTCTGCCAAAATTGCCTCGATCTCCGAAGCCATCTTCTGCAATCGTCCGCGCGTCTGCTCAGAAAGCGAACGCCCTTCATCAGCGCGGAAGTTCTTGCGATCCTTCACGCGCGCCAAAAACTCTTCCACGGTGCTCTCCACCAGTGCAGAGTGTTGTACAAAAGTCGTGCCGGTCACCGGCAGACCCTTTACACCAGCCGTTGCGGGGTTCATACCCCAGTTCACATCCGAGATGTCATACAGCTCCACCTCGTTCAAAATGCGGATCGGTCTCTGCCCTTCGTCACGATCCTTGATCGTGTACTCATGCACGTCATAGGCATAAGACATCTCCGTGATGTCGCCTTCCTCGATGCCCTTGAACACCCAATCCGAAAGCGGAATATCCTGGTAATACTTGCGCGTCACCATCACGCCGCCAGTTGCCTCCGGTGCCCATTCCAGCACCTTCTCTGGCAGCTCATCCCGCCCTACCTCGCGCACTTCCTTGATGCTCGCGATCGGCGGATTCATGCTGTTGTGATTCCACAAGAACCGCACCCGCGAACGTCCATCGCTCAAACGCTTCGCGAACGACCCGTTCACAGACATATCGAACCCGCTGTCCATATTCCCATGCACAGCAAAAATGCCAGTCACCGTCCGGTTCTTCTTATCCAGTTCCTTCAAGAAAAACGGCAAAGTCTTATAGTCCATCAGCTTGTTCCTCCGTAGGGGCAGGGTCTCCCTGCCCAACTTCTTCAAAGAATTCACTTGCTTCTTCCGGCGTCTGAATCACGGTCAACACCACGGTCTCCTCATCACGCCGCACCGCATACAACACATCCGTCTCCGGATGCGAGAACGTCCGAAAATAATCAGCGTCATACCGCACCCCTTCGATCAAGATGAATTCACGCCCACCCGCCAGTTCTCGCTCAATGCTCAAAGGCGGCTGCGCCACATGCTCAAGTTGTTTCACATTACTGTTCATTGTTCACCTTCATAAAAACAGTTTTTCTGGCTTCAAGTGCAACGGGAGGTTGAGTGCTACCACTCATCACCCAAAGCCATACTTTTCCAAAGAACAGAATGGACAGTCGTTCTTTGAAAGAGGGCTTCCAACACGATAGGTTGTAAACGCCATCGTTATGGACATACAACGCGCCGCATTCTTCATCAGTCATGTTTTGCGGCTTATTAAGAACCTTATTCGCTTCAGGGAATTTAATAGGTTCCATCTATCCTCTCTCTCCAAAACCATAAGCCCAGCTCGTCACCGGCTCATCATCACCAAAATATGGCGCAGCTGCGCGTGAACAATTCGGATGCTGTAACGAATTCCTCTCGAACAACTCCAGCGTCCAGATCTGCCCGTTCGCCAAATTGCAAGCCGGGGCACTATCCGCCGCGCCGCCATCCAGGATCTCAACCTTCTGCACACCGGCATTTTTATATCGTTCTGCCGTTGCTGCATTCTGAGCGCTGCCAAGTTCAGCCCGCGCCACAGTCCGCGCATAGTTCTCATCCACCAGAATGTCCCGCAGACCAGGCTGATTCGCATCACCGCGCACAAGCTGATCAATGCCCCAGCCTTGCTGGCTTGCATATTGCAAAGCCTGCTTCAAATTCTCGCGGACCGCATCCTCGATCTCTTTGATATGCTTCGTCGCCAGCTTCAATGCCTTCGTCACAGCTGGGTCTTCCAGATCGAAAGCCAGCTCCACACCCAGCGCCACATTCCACACATTCCAAGAAAGCTCGATCACCTCGATGTAAAACCGCCTCACCAACGGATCCAACTTCTCCCAATCCGCAGATACCATCAGATCCCGCACACTCGGCAACTCCGCCTTTGCTGATCGCTGATCGCCGATCGCTGACTTCCCCGCTCTCTCCACCATCCGATCAGCCAACTGTGAAAAATAAACATCCACAGCCGCCTTCATCCGCTTCGCAGATTGATCTCTCACTCTCAACAGCACCTGCGAAACCGCACTACTCTTCCGCTGAATGCCAACCGTCAACTGCTTACCACCAACAGCATCCCTCACAACCGCCCCCGCATTCGCAGGAACGAACTCAGTCGCCAGGCTCACGTAATAAACATCATCACCAGCCAACGGCTTCACACCTAACATGCGCTTGCTCTCAGATCGCGTAAACAAACCACTTTTCCACAACTCATTCACAGATTGCCGCAGATCCTTCTGCAATTCCTGCAGCGCACCCACGCGGCTCGTATCGAATTGCAGCGTGTAATTCTTCGGCAGGTTGAAATCATCCTTCAGCCCGTTGAACATCTCCGAAGCCAGTGAACGCCACAGCGCCATCAATGTCTGCTCAGTGAATGCCTTGCGCGCAGATGTATCGCCATAATCACTGCGCTTCACACCTACATTCAAACCAGCTACTGAAGGCGGCACATGGAAGTTTGCCGCGATGCGCGTCTCAGGCACATCAGAGAGTGTCTCAGCTGCCAGCTTGTGCAGGTCATACCCCATCTGCTCAACCTTCATCCCATTCGTAATGAAAGCCGGTTGCCCTGCCCCATGCTTCGCAACCCACTTGCGCCCCATCGTATCCATCTCATCTTGCGTCGGGTCATCACCCGGCTCAAGGGTGATCACCACAGGCGGCACCGCATTATTCTTCAGCAACGAAAAGATGTAACTCGTCGCCTCACTATCCCGATCCACTTCGCGCGCGCTCAGTGCGATCGCACCAATGCCCTTGTGTGGGTTCTTCGGATCGATCATCCACTTCCAATGGATAATGTCCCGTTTTGAGATTGGAATTTTCTGACCATCACCCGAGTCATATTCGTAATAAGCAACAAAGCCTTCATCCGTATTGCGCCCGCGCACCGGCGTGATCTCCACATCACTGAACGGATACAAAGCCAGCACACGATCGCTCGAATTGCGCTGCTTCCAGATATAGCAATTCCCACCCACCGGGTTATAGGTGATCGCAAATTGCATAAACTCAGCCATGCCCATGTCCTGGTTCGGTTGTTTCAATAGATCGTTCAACTTGTGGTCATAATCAGCCACAAATCGACCTTCATCCTCATACCCCACCCGTAAAGGCGGCTCAGGGAACGTCAGCTGCAGCGTCGTAGCACAAGCAGACACCGCAGAGTTTTTCTTGTATCCTTCATCAACCAACTGATCAATCGAGATAGTCGAAAACGCATACCGCAGCCACACCGGCGCAAAAGCGAAAGACTTCGCAAAATTGACCGCCGCCTTGCGGAATAAATTCTTGAAAAAGTTCATCCGATCCTGCTCTTCCTGAAGTTGCCGATCATCTGCAAAAGTTTGCTATAAGCGCTGCTGGCAGCATCCACCTGGTCATCGTGCTTCCCACGGTCAAACGCCACACACTCATCGACGAATGCACCATTCCATGGACCTTGCAACATAAAGACCATCTTTCCCTGGAACGCGCTTTCAAGCGGTTCCGATCGTGTTGCCTTATCACCGGTCACCGTCTCAAACTTCACCGGGTATCCCATCAGCATCCGGTTCGTTGCCTCAGCTGAATCCTTGCCAGCGCTGCCCGGATCCTGCTGGTGCCAAATAGCCACCTTCGCATAATTCTCAACATCCTTCTTCGCTGTATCCTGCATCTTCTTATCGCGTTCATACGAAGACCACTGACCGCGCACAATATCCAGGATGTAAAAAAAGCCATCCGAGCAATACGCCATCAGCACACCCACGGTGTAATCGCCTTTGGTCGAATTCGCCTTGTCCCAATAGCGCACAACGAACTTGATCGTCACGCCCTCCGGCAGCTTCGCTACCGTTTTGAACCATTCACGCTTGTACTTCTGCCCATCTTTATTGAAAGGCATCTGCTGATAAAGCGCCTGAAAATAAAAGTCCTGTTGCGTCTCACGAATGCGCAGCAACTCTTCCTTTCCAAGCATCGGCGGACATAACACCTCGCCTACCTTACGCCCCAGCGGATCCTTCAGCGGTAGGTACACACCTTCCAGCATCTTCTTGCGCTGTTCTTCACGGTTGATCGCAAACATTCCATCTTCCACCAAAGCCGGTAGCATCAAGATCTTCCACTTGTCACCGTTTGGTTTTTCAATGTTGTTGCGAATAAGCCGCCCGGCTGGGTCATCTGGGTTCCAATGCGTCATCACCAACACACCAGCCTTGGCACGCACACGCAAAGCCGATACCCAGAAATCCCAGGCATCCTCTCGAATGTCAGCACTCTGCGCCTCGCGATGTCCCTTGATCGGGTCATCCCACAACACCAAGCCTTTCGGTCGCCCTGGCACAGCACCACCCACACCAGTTGCCACCATTCCACCTCGATGCGGATATGCCAAATTCCATTCGCTTGCGCTCTTGCTATCACTCGCCAGCATCAAAGACTCAGCACTCGGAGATCTCGATCCAAACACAGCCTTGAACCGATCGCTCATCACCATATTGCGCACCACACGGCTATGGCTGATCGCCAGATCCGCACCATACGAAACCTCAGTGATCGCCAAATTCGGCAAACGACCCAAAGCGAAAGCAGGGAAGAAGCGGCTCACCAACGAACTTTTTCCGATCTGTGGTTGCACCAAGATCATCAAGAACTGTGTGCCTTCTTTCCCATCTGTTTCCAGATACTTCAGCACCAGCTCCAGCTCCATCGCCATCAAGTGATGCACAGCATGCGCCCGATACCACGGCATGTTCTCATCATCCATGCTCATGTATTCGGAAAAGAAAGCCAGGTCTTCACGTGCCAATAGCACGCGCCCAACTTCTTCACGCGCATCACGCTGCGTTATGGTCTGAAGAACCATTGCTCTCCTCTACATCAACTGCTGACTCTTGTTCATCGTCAGCTGGGTTTTCCTCAGCGCCATCAACATGCTCTGCTTCCTGCTCTTTTCGCAGTCTCGCCTTCAAAGCGATCAGCTCTTCAGGGTTATCGATCCCTGCCAGCTTCAGCTTTTCTTCAAACGGCAGCTTCGCCAGATCCTGCCCATTGGGCAAATTGACATCGATCTTGTCGCTCAAAATACCAGCCAGCTTGAAATGCAATTCCCGATCGCCCTTCCCCTTGTAATCATTCTCAGCGGCAACCGTGTACATCGCTTCCAATGAATCAGAAAGCCGTTCAACAGAACGCGCCCGCCACGCTTCCTTCACAAAGTTTTGCAGCACTGGGTTCTTTGCCATCCATACCGAAAACTGGCGCGGACTATTCAAGCCCAGCATGTCTGCCAATTCCTTTTTTGTTTTCGGAGATCGATATTTCGCAGGCGTCGCCAGCCACATCACCAGCACAGCTGCCCGAAACGGAATTCGGATCGCGCGCAATCGCTCATACACATCAAAATTGAACGGCTCGATCTTGTTTCCAGATCCGTCCTTTGCCCAGTTCTCACCGCTCTCGAACAACCGCCGCGCAGCATCTTCACGCGCGCGCACTTCTTCAGCGTTCAAAGCAGAAACACCCGCCTCATCTTCAGGCAGGTCCAGATCCAATTTCAATTGGTAAGCATCTTCTTCCATTCTTACCTCACCACAACTTTCGATACGGTGACCAGGCACTACCTGGCATCAACACCGCTGAACACGAACTCTTCTTGATCCACAAAAACGGACCTCTTCCCAGCGTCAGCATGGGCGTCCCCACCGAAGGCAACCCCAACGCCCGCAACGGCTCAGCCACGCACGGAAAATCTGAAACCATATTGCGACCATTCGGCAGCCGCATGCGCGAGACCGCATTCGCCCAGTGATACAAACCTTTAGAAAGCACCTCATCCAAACTGGGGGCAGGCTTTGTGCTATCAATACAAGGGAATTGCCAATACGCACCCAAAGAAGTCGCCTCGATCAGCGCACCCGCAAATATTCCATGCAGCCACTGCGTTGTGGGCTTGCCAGGGTTGATCTTCATAATGGGATCCCAATTCCCATAATTCCAATTGCCTGCATCCGAGTTGCTTTTACCGTCCATGGTCATTTCGTTATATGCCCACAGAGAAGAAGCCATAGGTTCAACCCGCGCGAACCAGCCGCCATCCTCAGCTTTTCGTACTGGCGTTGTATAAGACCGTCTGCCAGTTTCTCGGTTCGATACTTTTTCATACCAATAAGAAACCCTGCCTTCTTCAAGGCGATGATTGGCAGCCCACTTAAGCAGTTCATACATCAGATAAAAATAACTATCCGATATAGACTCATAGTTGTATTCAGTGCCATTGAAGCCAGGGTGACGCCGTCGCAGACCATAATCACCATTCGCCAGTTGCGGATGATCAAAGTTGCTGCGGATCTGGTTACGCTCCTGCCTGCTCATCCCGTAGATGTCAAAATCCCACAAGACCTGCACCCGCTGCCTGCCATCGTTTGGCACAGTCAAGTTTTCGTCATGGATAACAAAATCCTGGGATAGCTTCTCAACCATCTCCAGATCTTTATCGTCCATCAACAACCGCAGTAAGCTCATGGCTTGACGATGAACTCCACCGGCTCGCCCAACGAACCATCAGATAGTTTTGGGGTCCATACCGCCCCAATAACTTTCAGCGCAGAAGGAGGCGGAACCTCTTCACCCACCGCTTCCCACGTCGCCCGTAACAGGTTGCCAGAAGAAGACGGATACGACACCGCCACAAACTTTCCATTCCATGTTCCGCCCGAGATCTTCGCCCAGCGCTTGCTGATATTGGTTGGGTCAGTGTTATCCGGCACAAGCTCAGAAGCTTCGAAGGTGGCACCAACAGGGAAAACATGCAAAGCATTCCCGCCCACATTCGGGTTGTTTTTCACGCTGGCACCATTTGCCCATGTGATCGTCACTTCAAACATTAGAGGCTCTCCATTTCTATCGCGCCACTTTGTAGGTACAAAGTCAATCGCTCTTTCACGTTCGGTGCAGGCACAACCGCACCAGCAAAATTAGCAAACGCCTCAGCGTCGCCATTGAAATAATTCAGATCAATGTTTTTACTCTCCACCCCATAAAGCGGACCATTGCCCTTGTCCGTGTACTGCCACAACGTCCAATCGATCCACGGTTCCGGCACTTTCGGACCAACTGGGTTATAGGCAGCGATCCACAGCGGATACTGTTTGAAATAATTCAAGCTGGCGCTGCTGATTCCTTTGCCGATCGTTCGCTCACGCCAGTAGTAATAGTCGGTGTACACACCCAACCGAATGCCAGGGCGCAGCGCCTTCAGCTCTTCCATGAAGTCGTACCAATCCTGCCAACGCCCAAACGGACCGCCATACTTATCTTCAAAGTCACACCACAACGGCAGCTCACCCAGGTCATCACCAAGTAGGCTGAGCCACAACGCAGCTTGCTTCTTCGGGTCTTCACGGCTGTCATAAAACCAATAAGCGCCGCGTGGCAATTTGCCCTTGGCAGCCGCCCAATTCTTTTTCACATCTCGGTCTGCCCATGTGCGTTGACCCGCACGAATGATCACAAGATCCGCGCCAGCCGCCTGCATCAAGTCAAAATCAATGCCGCGCGGCGTCGCAGGATCATCCTGATAAAAAGACACATCGGGTCCACCAAAGGGATATTTCATAATTCACGCCGGGTAGAGCATCGACCACAAACGCACAAAAATATCTGTAAGAAATAATGGGATCAAGATCCATAGCAAGCGATAACCGATCTGATACGTTCGCCACATCGTGCTGGTCTTCGCTCGATCTTCCTGATAGGCGCGCATGAACATCACAAAAAGACGCTGGGTCTCAAGGATCATGCGATTGTTGTTGGATAAGTTCTTGTTCTCCAACATCACATCAATGCTCTTGCTATACTGATCCAGCAGTGCAGCTTCTACAGATTGATTATTTCCAGAGGGTTGATCACTCATAAAAATACCCATCTCCTTCCCCAATGATTCGCGTCAGCAATCATTGGGGAAGGTGCCCGTTAGGGCGGAGGGGGTTTATTCCGGCTTCACCGGTTGCAATTTCTTTGAAGTGCGAGCCACACCGAATGCAGACAGGATCGACACGACCAACGCCAGCGCGATCGCTGCGGGTGCCTGCGCCTCAAATGGGATGGCGGAAAGGATCGCGTTGAAGAAAAAGATAAAACTGGTACTCAAACCACCAGTGATCACAGCAGCCCATCCAGTGATGTCGCTCTTCAAAAGGGTAGAAAGCGATTTCAAGCCAGCTGTTACCAGGAACCCGATAAAGGCGGAGATCAATGCGCGCAACTCAACCGGCAGTTCAACCGGGCTGACGGGCGGCTCTACATCCTGAACTTGCTCGCTTTGCGAAACAACAGCAACATCTTGTGCCGCCACATTGCTCACGAACGGACTGGCAAATGCCAGCACAGCAACAGCCAAAACAAAAATAACCAACGCAATTTTCTTCATAGAACTTCTCCTTGTTCTGAATGCATCCCTGTTCCGCCCAGGGAGAAAATGGAAACAAAAAAGCGCCTTCGCGACATTACGTCGCGAAGGCGCTCATCTCTTCTTCAGTGCCCCACACAAGTTTTGGGGGCTGCGGAATATTCAATTGACTACTTCATTTTAACAAATCTTAAAGGATTTAACAAGAGTCAGAACAGAGATTCTAATCTAATTTAAAGCATAACCGCTCCGGCTTGAGGGGGGCAAGTCGAAGCGGTTACAAGTGGAAATTATATGGATTTGGAATCGGTTGTCAATAGCTATTGAACGCCATATTTCTACGGCATCTTTTTTTGATAAGCATAGCAACCAAATGGTCCTCTGCGAAATCATCGTGGTATTGTTTCGCGGTACAGGCTTCAACGTCAGGTATAAGTGTTTGTTGGGCGGCGATTTCATCAATACTGAACATACATTCGCCCATATTGCCACCGATAATTCCAGCCAGTGACCCATTGCGTATTTGACTAAGCGCTTCTTCGATAAGTACAACCGCGCTTTTGTAATCATTTGTTTTAGTTTCAATTTTCAACGAGATCATTTATGCTCCTTACAATGTTGAGTAGGATAGCCGCCAAAATCCCTTTTTCAAACTCCACCTTTATTTCGGCATTTATATACTTGGCGCACCTAAAGTTTTTCGAGCCATTGCACACCTACAGCCACGGCATGGATGATTTCTTTTCGCATTGGATACCCATCTCCACTACCTGTCGCCTTAGCTTCCACAATCGCCTTGGCAATCTCTCCAACTTCCTCAACGAGAATAGCGAGCCAATGTGCATCTGAGTGGTCTTGCTCTCCCCATTTTTCGGTTTGCCGTTTTCGTTCCTGCCTTATTTCTTCCATCACACGATCAAATTTATTCATGTTTTTTTCCTCGTTTGTGTATCAAGTATATAAATGCCTTTAGTTTCGGGCGGTAAATATTACGCTGGGGTAATCAAATCGCGGGCATCTTGCGCGTCGTCGCTTGCGCCGTTCTGTTCGTAAATCTGCGCGGCTTGCTCGAATTGCTGATTCGCCGCTTCGGTGTCGCCATTCTGGATCGACGTGATCGCATCGTTTACCAAGTGATTTGCGTCTGAAATCGTGTTAGGGTCTGACATTCTTCCTCCTTTCCTTTTATCTGCGGCTTCGCGTGAACTTCCCTGGGTGAACATTACGCTGTTATAAAAAACGACGGTGTTATTGGTTGGTTTAACTACGCCTGCAAATCGGTGACGGTGAACGCCGTGTGGTCTACCACACCACTCCGAAGGCAGACGGTCAGCCACGACCACCCTCTGACAATTCATTAATGCGTTATTTTTCGTTTTTTTTATAACAATTCAATTTACCTGTTTTCCTCAAAGAATCATCCAAGCTGATACGGTATCTCAATCAACCGCCGCATATCATCTTTTGTCGCTTCGTCGCTATCCTGCCTGTATGCGTCCAGTATTTCGATTGCGCGGTCTAGTTCCTTTAAAGTACCGCGTAAGAAGCTGACAAAGTTCTTCTTGCGGAAGTGATCGTCAAAGGCTTTATTCCAAGCATCCTCAATGACCGGCAACTCTCTGTAAGGCGTGAGGGCTTTCAATTCCCCTTCACTCCCTACTGATTCAACCTCGGCATTGTGTAACTGCTCTTGTAGCGCGTGTTTGCGCATTTCCAGCCGCGAGCGATAGCCTTGGTCGTAATCGTCATAGGCGTAATGCCTACCTTTCAGCAAGCCCGATCCGGGGGCTTCGATGCTCATGCCAAGCCCGCGCCCGTAACCTACCCAATACTCGATGCAAGGGCGTTGCGCCGCGTATTCTGTGTTTGACTCGGCTTCAAAGCCGTATATCTCAATTTGAATCTCATAAGACATTCCAAGCCAAATTGCATAAGTCAGCATATGAGCTAGTGTAGACGTTAGGTAATGCTTTACATCCATGCGTAAATTATGACTAATTACATCCAACGGAAAACATCGGCACCCAGGCACGTCATCATTATTATCCTGCATGATGATTGTCTTGCCGTTGCGGTGTTCAGGCACGGTGTAAATCCCATCCACACACCAAGGGCAAGCGACCTCTTTTCCATCGGCATATGCCTTCCCCGCGCCTTTGCAGTAAAGACATTCACCCGATTGCGCCTTGATAAATAGCGGGTGATTCGGGTGGGCAAGATTATTCAACCTGTCCCAATCCCATCGCTTATGAATCTGAAAAAGCACGTCCCAACGCTTCATCCATGCGTTCATCGGTGCCTCGTTCAGAGTCCAAAATTCCGCGTCGGCATCCCAAGGGATCGCGCCGCGTGTGCGGGGGTTACTTCCTACCATGATTATCTTTTTCATGTCTCTCCAATCGTTCTACATTTCGTTCTAAAAAGGCTTTGCGTTCTGACCGTTCTACCGCAAAAAAGAACGGTCAGAACTGGATTTTCAGGGCGGTTTTGGTTCCATTCGCCTTTAGAACGGTATAAAACCCATGGAACGGAAACGGGTATACTGGCGTTCTACAGAACCAAAGAACCAAAGAACCAGAACGTTCTCAGAACCCCAGCGGGCTGATACCCTTTTCCTTTTTCCATTTCGTTGTTTCAGTGGATATATACCCCTTCGCCGTGTCGTTGTCCAGATTCAATTTTGCGGAAATCTGCGAGGGCTTCAACACTTCGCCGGTCTGCTGAAAATGCGTGTCAAGCAACTGGAGGATTTCGGCTTTCTTGTCGCTCGCGTTTACCTTCTTTGCGGGCTTATTGGGCGTGTTGTTGTTTTGGTTGTTAGATCGCGCCGATTCCTTTTCTTCCAACATTTCAGCGAATCCAGTACGCAAGGCAACCAGCAAGCCGGAAGGAAAAGAGAGGAGCGAAAATAAAGCGATAGCAAGAATCGTCCATCCGCTTCGAGTTGATCCGGTTTCACTAGTTGCCTCCATGATTACGTTGACCAGCATCACGATAACCACGTAAAACCCATATACAGCCATAGCCGCCTTGAAAGGTGCTTGATTCGGATTTGGATTCTTTGCATCCTTTTTGAAGCGGCGGTTATACAGGAAAAACCGGACAGCCGTTGCAACCGACGCAAGCCCAAGCAATTCCACCACAACTCCAGCGGTAATGGCAATCCACCTATCGAAACCCATATCATTATCTGCATGGTAGTACATCAGCCAGGCAGGAATCACAGGTACGAGGTACGGGATTACAGCGGATACCAGGTCAATAATCGCGCGTTCCCCGCCGTTGATGGACGCGGATAGCCATTCGAAGATGCGTACTAAGAAATTTTTATTCGGTGTGTTTTTGGGCATAATCCTTTTCCTTTTCTGATTTTCAAATTGGGGATGGTGAGCGCGTCATAACATCACTTTGCGCCGGTCGTTACCGCTTACGGCATCCTGTTTGTTTTCATTAGGCACGTGTCGGGGAGATTGACACGTATCCGGCTAGTGGGCTGTTCTACCAGCCTCCCGAATCGAGGGCGTTTGCCGCCTGACTTTGGGACTTTCGCCGTGATTGCTTCGCGCACAGCCTGTTTGTTTATTTCACATCTGGAATCCGTAGTAGATTCGTTTTGTGTTCGAGAAGCATGACTATCAACTGATGAAGCGTACCGCCGGGCAGGGAGCGAGTTAGCGCATACGCAATTCGCGCCGCATCATGCTTGTATTTTTTCTCTGCATCCTCAAGCGATTCAAACTCAGGTATAGAATCTTCAAGAACTATCGTACACGAATCTACAATATTGAGATTCCCTATATCTTGCGCCTTGTTTGCAATCACTGTAATCATGAGTCTGCTTGTCTTTCTGCGTCGGTCACATACCCGAGAATTTCACGCATGTATTCTTTCAGGTCGGACTCTGTGATCTTCGCTTTATCAATAACTACGCCTTCGATACCAGCGGCGGCGGCGCGTTTTTGAATTTCTTCCCATTCCTTCCAAGTCGATTCCTTGACGGGATCGGGGTTATCAAATCCCATTTGCGACATTATTTCAAGCGAGGATCGGCGCGGCTTCGGTTCTTGTTCTTCCTCCATTCCGTT